AGCTCTTTAAAGTGAACGATGTAGTATTTTCCTTGTTTATGTAGAATGTGGCAGGATTGATAAAGAATCTTATCTTTACGTGATGCGACACCAATTCTAGTTAACGTTTCTCTTACTTTTAGAAAATCATCTGGTTGAACAAGTAGGACTTCTAGAGGCGCATATCCAGGCAAGTCAATCTTGAAGTACTCGTTTGACATTATTAATTCCACCTTTTTCTAATTTTTGTTTTATCAGGTCAATTTGAGATTGATCTAGAAGGGGAAGTACCTGGCGGGCTTTATCTGTGCTATAACCATAGTATTGTTTAATTACTTCTATCGATTCAATCTTCTCAGCTTTGATCCACTTGTTATAGCGTTTCTTAGGCCTAATGTTATTTATTAGAAATTGGAATTGGAGTTTTTTATCTAAATGAGGTCTAGAATTCATCTCATTTGCCTGGATTACGGTATCAGCGCCGTACGAAAGTCCTTTATTTACGATATATGGAACATACTGCTTTTCAGCCCAGTCATCTACCATAAGATCGTTCTTATTATAGGTGATTGCATTTATAAAATCGAAAGGTGAAATAGCAGGCGCCTTGTAAGGCTCAACAACTATCTCAACTTTAGGTTCACCGAACATCAGAATACCATCCTAATTAAACCGACTGTGTCGATTGTGGTGAGTAGTAAATAGTTGGCGAGCATTCCAAATGATTTCCTAGTGTAAGCAGCCCAAGCATACAAAGCGCAGCCAGTGATCCAAATAGGATACAAAACAAGAAGCGGGGGAGTAGGGACTGTAGCGGCCATAGTGATACTACAACCAATACTAATGCCCCAAGCAAGCAACTCGATACCAAAGCGTACAGGATGAGAATTCCAATCATCTTTTATCCATTCAAACGTAGGTTTTAAAAATTCGTTCATTTAAGTTCTACCGATGCCATAATTTCAGTTAAGCATGCAACCAGATTAATTTCTTGATCTGCAACAAACGCAGACTTATACTGGTAGTCTGCGATAGTCAATACTAATTGAGGTACTTGATTAGTCATAGGTATTAATGTATCGTAAATCTTACGAAATAGCGATACAGGATCATTATCTAAATTATTAACGACCCAACCCCTCATCTTCTTCCAGTCTTTATCTTTAATAGCATCGACCAGGTCTTTCATATTAGCTTCACTCACGCTAACTAAAATACCCTCATCAATAGAACCTGATTGAGAGTAGCGCTGGAGTTCGTTTAACGTTCTACGGAAGTCAGGGAAGTGCTTTTGTACTACTTTAGCAATTACCTTGGGATCAAAAGGTATAAGTTCTTGATCTAATATACTACATACACGTTTAAAGAAGTTAGTAGCAATAGTTGGCTTATCAGCATTAGGAATCTTAAACTCAATTACAGCACACCTAGAATGCAAAGGCGGGATAATACGATTTTTAAAATTACACGTTAGAATGAATCGACAGTTACCTGCAAACTCCTCTATAAAGCCACGGAGTGCAGGCTGAGTAGAATTAGGGTTAAGATAATCTGCCTCATCGAGGATAACTACTTTTGTATTACCAGTAAACGAAACAGTAGATGCAAATTGCTTAATCTTTGTACGCAATACATCGATACCTGACTCTTCTGACCCGTTAATGATCATATAGTCGGTTTTAAGTTCCTCACACAGGGCCCTTGCAACAGTAGTCTTACCAGTACCAGCAGTACCGCATAATAACATATTCTGAATCTCACCTTTAGCAACCATTTGCTTAAAGTACTCTTTTTGAGACTCAGGTAGAATACAATCGTCTATCTTCCTAGGGCGATACTTCTCAACCCAGATAAAATGTTCACTCATACCCTACTCCTTAAACTACTGAACCAGGCTCGGCAGCAATCCAGTACTGGAGTTGTCTTGACTCATGTTTAAAGTGAAGAAATTTAGCTTTACCGTTAGGGGTCTTAGCAACAGTAATATCGTATGCATCAGGAATAACTTTTAAATTCTCTACTGCAATAAAAACGTCAAAGTCATCAAAGGATGTACCAAGACTCTTTTTAAAGTTAGAGGCAGTATCATTTTTACGATCACTTACTGATAACATTACAGCTTGATTCTTACAAGTTACAGATACAGTAGGAGCACCGGTAATAGCGGCCGCCTTCATAATCATTTGAATGTCTTCGGCAGTTACTTTGAACTTATAGACATCCACGTGCTCAATTTCGTTAGTAGGAGCAGCGGTTACAATCTCAGGATTCGAATAATAGTATTCAAACTTACCTGCCGGGCTCGTAATACCAATACACTTATCACCGAACTCAATCTCCTGACTATCAGTTAACGTCCACATAGCCAGAAGAGAGTTCAGATCGTAAATTGCAAACTCTTTAGGTATAGTTTCTTTAATAGTAGCTTTAGCAAAGATATTCTTAGCATTAGAGATAGTACTTACTGCATCACCCTCCTTAAATACGATGTTCGTATTAATAGATGCAAAGTTCTTCAACAACGCAATAGTTTCACTTCCAATTTTCATAATGTAGTCCTCATAATTACATATTATAGTATCATTTCCAGTTCAGTGCTACTTCTTTCGTTGGCATTGTACCATTATATTTGTCAATACAATATTGTCGCTCTCTTGCATCTAATTCTTGAAATTTTGGATCCCGGAAAGCAGAGGAACCATGTTCCCTAAAACAAACCAAAACGTCATCTAGTTTAATTGGGTCACCGTGGTAAAAGTAAGACCGGTAAAAGTATTCCCCGTCTACGATCCAAAGCAAGTCATCGTCCATCTCTAAAGCACAGTTGTTTCTAACTGCATAATTAGATGGGTTACCTGTGGTATTATCCCCGTTGACATATTTGTTTTCGTACCAGGGGTGTCTGGTATTAAAGAACTGGGTCCGGTCTTCATTACTGTGAGTGAACCCGGATATAAACCATTTACCGTCTGGGTTATTATCAAATGCATTAGAGATTTTAAGTAATGCATCCTGATCTACGAAGTAATCATCCATATAGAGTAATTTAATTATCTCCCCTGTAGCATGCTTGACTGCATTGTTTACATTATTGGCAGCATTCTTTTTATTACTTGTATTTTTAATATACTTAATATCCAGAACGTGCGAAAATGTATCACATATAATTTTAAGGTTGTCACTCTCGCTTTGATCAGATATTACAACATCAAAGTCTTTAAATGTCTGATACATAAGATGCGAAAGATATTCTACTAAGAATCTCTCAGCAGTTTTATTTTTCATTGTGTATACAGGACAACAAATAGATATTTTAGACATAATCAACGCATACCCCGTGTATACCTAATAGTTTATATTTTTCAAAATCTACATTTGGATAAAAATCTAAAAGAACTTGATTATAGGAAAATACGTTTTGAGGCTTAGGGTAAGTCCAGACATTTCCTTGTGATGTTAAGACGTAGTCGTCCTTATCATGAAAGAAATAATTAAACCCTCTGTACCTATACAACTCTGTACTTGCTTGGAGGTTCTTACAATGTATCCATAATCTTGTCTTCATTGATATAAGATAATCCATAGGAACAGGGTATGTCGGTTCATCATGCCCAAGATAAAGATCGTTATTATGAACCCAAAGATCAATTTCTATATCGTACCCTTGACTAATACAATAATCAATTACTTCAGGTTTATTTTCATTATCTGGATCAGGTCCAAACGTATTGCCTCGATGACAAATAATTTTCATTAGATTAGCTTAGGTGCGCCCAGTGGCTGTACGTTAAGGTACTTCTTCCAGGGTTGACCTTTATCAACACGCATAAGTTTAGTAAAACCTTTTTTACGAATAATAATATTGTCACCTGGTTCGTACTTACCGTCAATACACTCCTTTACCACCTCAGCAACTTGTAGTGTAGAAAGTCTGGTACGCTTATCTTCACCGGGGTAATCGTTTTCTCTCATCTTAGTATCTACACGCCCAGGGCTAACTGAATACACCTTATAGCCCTCAAAACCTAATGACTGTACGAATGAGATAACACCGGACTTAGATGCAGAGTACCCACTATGTTCTGGTTTACCGTACATACCAGCAACTGATGCAATAAAGATCATAGTCTTAACATTACAGTTAATAGATGCCCGTGCAATTAAATAACTACCTAACAAGTTAACTTCAATCTCTTCTTGCCAGTGTTTAATATTTGAATCTTTAACTACCTGTACATGAGAAATGCCAGCGCAGTTAACAATTACGTCAGGTTTATATTTCTCTAGTGTTGCGCAAATAGCATTATAATCTCTAACGTCACATTCTTCTTTTGGAACATTTACAGTATCAGGGTAAAGTTGTTTAATACCTTCCCCTATATCACTCTTACCAAAAATCAATACTTTCATAATACCACATCTCCGTTTTCAACTTTATCTAAAAAGATTTCTAATTCATAAGGCGTACCAAGCATATGCTTTTTGTTAACATCAACTTCATATACCGATACATTGCCTGACCCTGCAATTAACTCATTGTATGCAGGCGCAATATAAAACTCGTTATTAGTTCTGATGTTTTTAGCAATCATCATAACAACACTTTCGATATATTCATTACCATGTCGGAAGTAATAGATACCTGCACAGGCTTTATCGGAAATAACTTTCTTTTCAGCTACTTCTACAACTTGGCCTTTTTTAACCTTAGCATAACTGTGATGTGGGTTAGTTGAATTAAACACAACCAAGGAACCATCACGATCTTTAGACTGCTCTAAGTAATCATCAAAATCCCATTCAAGATATTGATCGCAGTTTGCAATAACTAACGGTTTTGAATTATTAATGTACGGTAATGCCATCAACGTGGTACACGCAGCACCTTCAGTAACAATATCCAATGGAATAATTGTACCCTGTTGCTCCAGAAATTCTTGAAGCCCATTATCTAAATGTTCTTTTAATGCAATAAAAATAAAATTACATTGACTATGTTTCGATGTAAGTGAATCAATAACTCTTTTAATCATTGGAACACCAACAACATCAATCATTGGTTTAGGCTTGTCATAACCACTTTCAACAAATCGCTGACCTCTACCGGCCATAGGAATAACTACGTTAATCATTTAAATCCTTATTATGGAAATTTAGCTAAAATTTCTTCGTTAATTGGAATCTTACCACGCAGACGATCGGTATAATCCCTGGTACAGATACTTGTTAGTAGGTGACCACTCAATTGTGGTTCTTCACTCATGAAGTGAATATTTTCTGCACCCATGATAGGCGCAAGAATAGAGTAAAAATTATGCATGTGATTAGGATCAAACTTTGCTAACTCAGCAAACCCTTCTACCACTTGTTTATGAAGACGTTTCGGCCAGGCATAAAAGGTATCACCAACAAATTGCTGGCTCTCCCAATACCCATTACCCTCACGGGAAACAAAATTAAATTTATCCCAGTCTAAGTTAAAGTCTTCTAAACTTTTATTATAATGAACATCAAACCTTGACATAATATAAAAATCAATACGATCATCATCCCCCGTAAGTTCAACGGCAGCAGCGCGAGTGGGGTTTTGCTTACTACCTTCAAAAGGTATAGAAGCAAGTCTTTTAGGGTTAAGGAGTCTTGTAACTTCCTCCATTCTATCATTATCATACGTCATAATGTATTTGTAGACAGAGTGTTCCTCCCGAAGAGGTTGAATTAAGTTACGATCAATGTTAGGGAAACAATGATTAAAATCTCTTTCAGATTTATGACCGAATGATATACCTGCAAAAATTAATGCTATGTTCATATTCACCTTATATAATAGTTTTATTTATATTTCAGATTTAAGGTTTACAGCAAAAGGAAAGTAGTCTTTTCTAAATATTTGATTCAACTTATTTTCATCAGCAATATGTTGTGAACCAAAGCCTCTTGCCTTGTCTAATTCTGGAATCTTATTTTGTATTTGTAGCTTACGACCCAATGATCTTTTATTGAATGGCGACCATCCATACCATAATACTTTAAGTTTATCCGTATTAAAATCAGGGTAATGTCTACCAAGAGGGTAATCTACCCTGGTTTTATTATGAATTAGTCTAGGTCGTCTTGCTAAAGGGTCTCTACCGTGATAATGAATACCATGGTACTTTTGTTCTATAAGCGGTTTGTTGTAAGAAGGTGAAATCTCTGGTTCTGCATCTACCATTATAAAACACGGTACCGTAATTTCCTGATTTAGGGTATTGTTCATTAAAGAAAAATCACCAACCAACAACTCCGTTGTATTAAGACAAGTCTTCCAACCTGAAACTGTACTCTCAATATCAGATACTTCGTCATCAATAAGCTTTGCATCAAAGAATTGATTTCTAGAATTTATAACTGTCCAATCTGGACATATCTGCTTAATAATACTTAAAGAGTTGTCTGTAGAGGCATAGTTAATCATTATACCATGATTAAAGTATTTCTTATGATGCTCTAACCACCAAGGGAGCAAATACTCCTCATTATAAAAGTGAGATATTATTGTCTTGTACATACTACTTCTGGGAAGTATTTTAAGAAGTTAATTTTATCGGATTTGCGAGAAAGAACTTTGGATTTAATCTCATCGAAGAAATTCCATGCTAAAGGTACCACGCAAATCTCTCCTTCTTCACCAAATAAAGTATCAGGGTGTAAGATTGGTATTTTTGAACCAGGGCTAAATTTATTATGCTTTAAATTATTATCATCAACTATATAATCTAAATTAAATTTTGAGAAGTTAAGGAATGTATTACCCTTAGCGGCAGCCCCGTACCCAATAACTTTAATACCTTGTTTTTGCAATGCTTCAACCATCGCTTTTGTTTCTTTAGCAATACGTATACAGTTACTTGCATACTTAAGCATAGTACGGTAGGTAAGTGTTTGTTCTTCTGCAATAAACTTTTCAGATTGATCAGGTAAGTCTTTAGATAGTACAAATACAAAACTTGTACCGTGGATAGGGGTACGAGTTACATCAATAACATTTAACCCTGCCCGGTGAGCAAGCGCACAAAAGGACTTAACACTAAAGAATGAAATATGCTCATGGTAAATAGTATCAAACTGATTATTTGCCACCATGTCTGCTTGTGATGTCTGAATAAAAATACAACCATTTGTATCCAATGCATCTTTACATGACTCTAAGAACTCCTTAGGGTATGAATTATGCGCAAACACGTTCTGTGCAGTAATAATATCGAACTTAGTATCAAATTGTTCTGCAGACGTAAAGTAATCACATACTATAGAATGATTCTTAGAGCTTGCAGGGTAAAGGTTTTCAGCTGGATCAATACCGTAAGTTGTAAACTCTTTTGCTTTATAAGAGTCTAATTGAGTACCATCGTTACATGCAATGTCAAGTACTTTCTTGCCGTCTGTATACTTACCAGTAAAGTCAACAAACCAGTCAAAATAGTCTTTAAGTGTTTTTGTGGTACCACTTACATACAGGTAGTGTTTAAATAACTTATCTGGGTCTACAACATGGGTTAACTGAATATGAGTACAATCCATACAGTAATTAATACCCAATGGGTAAATATGCTCTGCCTCATCTGCTGAATCAAGATAGCTGTTAGCTAAAGGTTGATTATTAAGGTTTAATATATCTTCTAGGTTAACACCACCACAGCATAAACATTTATCTAGTTTTTTATAGCTGCTATAGTCCAGTGATATAATATCTTTTATTTCCGTCCTAGATGCTTCATTCCACCGCCTGTGGGAACCAGCAACATAATGTACGCCCATCATATCACCATCATTGTTCCTAAAATAACAGTTACCGTAATCAGTAGCATCTGTCTTCCAGTTTTCCGAAAGAATATTATTCTCAAATATATGCTTACGAATTCTATATCCTACTTCTACATAACCACTAGGACGATTTTCATCTAATTCTTTTTCAGTAATGATCCAGGAATGAGATTTAGCTAATTCAGCATCT